GCTATTTCCCCTGCCAGAAGGTCTTTGCCGGGGGTCGTAGCGAGGCGCTCTGCCCATGCCGCACGGTCCTCGTCGGTCTTGATCTTGTTTTCCTTTAGGAGGATGTTCTGATCTTGGAGAGCCAACCCGTCATCAATGAGCGCCAATTTTTGCTCACGCAACTTGTTGCTGAGATTCTCAATCGCGCCAGCCGCATCGCCAAACATGGCTTGCTGTGCGCCTCCCAAGAGTAGCTCTCCCGTCAACTCCAGCCCTGCGGCTGATGCGCGAAGTCGCCCGATTGCGCCCTCTGAAAGACCTAGGTCCTTGCTGAACCGTGAGGCCACCTCAACAAGCGCACCGAAGACCTTGATGAATACACCGCCGAGCGTCATCATCAGGGCAATCATCATGGTGACAACAGGCTTCAGCCCAGCGATGGCTTGACGCACTTGAATTGCCATGTTCCCCAGGTCTTCCACCGACCCAATCGGCCCAACCACGGTCTCGATGATGCCCGTGCCAAGCTCCATGAAGCCCTGACGCACCGCATTCGTGATGACTTGCCACTTCTTGCCGGAAGACATCATCACTCGGTCCAAGGCATCCATCGCCGGAGTAACTTGCCTAGAGGTGATCGTTGAGATCTCCTTAAGGATATCCCCAAAGTCATCCATCTGGTTCCCCGTCAAGGCCAAGATCGGGACCAGCGCACGGATGTTGGGGAAGAGGATCCGCATCTCTTCGACGTTGTCGCCAATCTTGTCTTTCACCTTCTTCAATGTGTCGAGGAAGCCATTTGCTCTTAGGTTCGCTGCGCTGAAGGCGCCAGCAAGCCCCTTCCTACCCAAGAGTTCTCGAGCATCAGTCGAGACATTGAGAACTTGGACGAGCGCGGCTCTCATGTAGGTGGTTGCGATCTGGGTGTTGATGCCGCCCTTCGTGAGCGCGGCAAGCATCGCGGTCAGTTCTTGGATAGAGATGCCCAGGTTTGCAGCGATGGGCGTCACAAGGCCCAACTGCGTAGTCATCTCTGGGATGGTGGTCTTGCCCAGGCGAACGGTCTCGAAGAAGATGTCTGTCAGCTTCGCAGACTCAGACGCCTCCATCCCATAGGCATTCAAGGTGTTGGTCAGGAGATCCACGGTCTCTCGAAGGTCCGCCAAGCCACCCACCGACAGAACAACCGCAGAGTCCAAGATCCCCATCGCCTGGGTGACATCAGTGAAGCCCGATGAGATCGTCTGGTAGAGCGCCTTGGCCGCATCCGTCTCCTGAAGACCGAACTGCGTGGACAGGTTCAGGACCTGCTGTGAGAGCATGGGCAGGTTGTCCGTGGCCTCTTGGCTAATCGTCGAGACCTCTGCCATCGCCAGCGAGAACTTCACAGCATCCTGCACCCCCCGGCGAACAGCCATCGAGAAGAGGCGAATCGCGCTAACCACTGACATGACGCCGAAAGTGGCCGCAGCCAGCTTTCCAAAGCCCTTGAGAGCTTTTGCCATCCCTCCCCCCGCCATCCTCCTGAATGCGGTGTCGGCCTTCTGGGTCTCCTTCTTCACCGTGGCACCCATATTCCTGAGTGCCTGGGTGGCGAGATCCTTCAGCCGAAGCTCGAATTCAAGTTTGTTCTTGGAGGTTGCCACGGTCTATCTCCTGCGCCCCTTCGCTGCTGAAGCGGCTCGAGCCGAGTCGGCTCTCTGCATTTCACGGTCTGTATAGTCTTGGCGAATCCGATCCCAGTACCCCTTCTCAGAGTCGATGAGGTCGATGCACCCCAGGAAGGAGCGGGACTGGTCAAGCCATGCGCCAACCACAGGCAGCACGTTGCGCGAGTCGTAGTGGTTGTACGACCGCATCAAGAGGTCCAGCTTGATCTGCGTCCCTGTGTCGGCTTTCCGTATCACGGCATTGGGGCACTCGTAGTGGCCCACTTCACCGCGACCACCGCAGCGTTCACAGTTGAGATCGCCTCCAGCGCACTTTGGGCAAGTAGACTCCCACACGACTGTGGGAGCCGGGGAATCACAACCCCATCCAGCACGCAGAGCTTCGTTTTGCGGACGACGGCACCGAGTGCAGTCGGGGAAGGGCTGCTTGCAAGCCTTGGCGATTGACGCCCCCCAACTCTGGGCTACCGCCGCCCGTATCACTCCCCCTCCTCTTCGGTCACACTCCCTCTTTCAAGGATGGCGCTGACAAGTTCCGTGCGATGCCTGGGCAGCAGCCTGTCCAGGCAATCGTCCGTGACATGGCGAGGATGGTTCTTCCCGATCTCGTAAGCCACCTTTTTGCCCTCCGAGTCGTTGAAGTTCTTCCAGCCACGCAGGCCGTAGCGCAGAACGGTGAGTTGGTGAGTCCCCGAGCGGAAGGAGAGTTCTTCCGCACCGGGGATTGAGGAGATCATGGAGTCGGCAACCTTGGCCTCCTCGCCGACCGTCAAGCCTCGCAGGGTGAACGTAGTACGCTCTTCCGGCTTCTGCTTGCGGTCGTCTTCGAGGACATAGTCAAAGGTTGCTTTGGGGTCTAGTGCAATCGGCATAGGTGCCTCCGTTGGATTGCGGTTTAGAGGGCGTAGAAAACGAATTCGTTGTCAGTACCAAGACGCTCGTTGGTCGTGGTGGAGTCGGCGCCGTCAGTACGGTCCTGAACAGACGAGCCGTAATCGCCGCCAGTCAGAGTCGTAGTTGAGTCGAGGACCATCACCTCATCGCGGTTTCCGTCCGTGACGCCCGTGAATTGACACGCAGGCATACGGAAGAGGAAGCTGTTGCCAGCATCGGACCCAACCGTGAGACGCGCCCTGGTGGTCTCTCCACTCAAGAAGCGATCCCAGAAGTCGGCATTGTTGCCAGCGGTAGCCACACGCACCGCATCGGGGTTGAAGGTCATCGAAGGACTACGTCCCGTGATGAAGGCTACGTCATAACCGGAAGAGGTATCGACGTTCTCGCGCACTGTGATCTCGTTAGAGATGTTCACGTTCATCGTATTGAAGATCGTGGAGGTGTACGCGGAGACATCAGACGCGCCGTAGGTCGATTCGGCGATACCCAAGCTGACTCCCGTGAATGCCGGGGGAATGTCCTCGGTGTCAGCGGTAGGCGTGAATGTCCCGCCTTCGGCGTACTGGTTGAGGCGTCCGGTGAACGTGAAGTTCATCTTGACGCTATCACCAGAAGTGAAGGCGAACTCCACGTTGCCGCGACAGCCGACGCCTTCGATGTAATCACCGCTGGAGTTGACCACCATCTGGATGGTAAGAGAGGAGTCGTCCGCTCCGGCCCGAGCTTCGCCGCCAAGGGCAGTTCCAGAGGTCATCACATAGGCGAGACCGCCAGTTGCCGTGGAGGTTCCACTCGCTTCCCCGTACACGCCCGAAGACTGGCCTACCAGATTGTTTCCGTTGGCAATCGCCGTTGAGCCCGAATCGTCCAACTTGTAGTAGAGCGTGGTGTCGTCATACGCCGTATCTCCAATGACTCGACCCGTCTGAGTACCCGAGGCATAAGCGGTGCCAGCCTGTGCCGAGAAGTTCTCGTAGTTCCGCATGAAGCGAGCCGCCGTGCCGCCCAACATGATGCCCGTAAGAGCGTTAGAGCCAACAGCGACCTCTTTCATTCCACACGCCTTGAGGAGGCTGGACCAGCGAGGTGCTGTGCCGAGAGTGCCGCTTCCCGCCATCTCGACGGAGAAAGAGAACTCGATGGTTGCGCTCGGAGCGCCGGATGACCGCCCCGTTCCAGGGGTAATCTGCATCACAGGCGTGATAGCGAGGCGCGTTGGATTGCGCTCGTACATCCTGTTTGTCACGCTAAAACTAGGATCGACGCTCTGGACGTATCCAGTCGAGGCGTTGGGCGCCATACGGGTTCCCTCGGTTGTTTCGAGGGCAAAGTAGACCTTGCGGTCGTGCATTCTGAAAGCCATGAGGAAACTCCTTCGGGATCAGGTGGCTATGTTTAGGTCATCCCAGTCAGTCCGGTAGACCACTTCGATGATGAGGTTTGCTGCTGTAAAAGGGTCATCGTCTTCAGTCGGATAGAAGACTTCGTCATTCACAGCAAACGTAGTTAGGGCTAGCGAGTTGCGCGTTCGATCAACAAGCACAGCTTTGTGGGCATCTCGAATGAAGTTCTCGATGCTTTCGGGTTGGTCCGAGCCTGTCCCCCTGCTTCTGAGGAAGAGGGAAAGCTGGATCCTATAATTGGACGCAATCGTGAGCGTCCCTTGAGTGCCGGGTCGGTCGTAGTCGTTGGTGAGTGGAACGATCACGATGACAGGAAACTCCGTCATATCCATCGGTCCACCGTTGTAGCGAGTGACCTTCTGGACACTGGTGTAGT